AGTGATGAGAATTTGCAAAACGAAATGCCGATGCATGTGGATGATGGTCCCGATGACTTGGGTGATTATATCTTGAAGCGGCGTAACAAGCGTCCTGACTATTTCACTACGGCGCTTCCTTGGCCTCAGAAAGGCAATGCTGTTCTTCTCCCTCTCGGTTCTACGGCGCCGGTAGTCGGCGATGGTACTTCTGTTGGATGGCAAGACAGTCTTCACAGTTATGGAATGGCCACCCACACCGGCGGGACTGGTACTCTGCTCGCGCCTTTCTCAGACGCATACGGTGCCCCTGTGGGAACTGCGGTCACAACGCGTGCCGCAAACATCGACACTTCTATCGGCCTCAGTACTGACCCTACGAAATCAGGTATGATAGCCGATTTGTCACAAGCGACTTCGGCGTCAATCAACAACATCCGTCTGGCGGTTGCTATGCAGCAAGTTTTGGAGCGCGACGCTCGTGGCGGTACTCGGTATACCGAACACCTGGTTTCGCATTGGAGAGTTGCGGCCGAGGATTACAGGTTGCAGCGTCCTGAATATCTTGGGGGAAGCTCCGAAAGAATCGGAGTGAATCAAGTCCCCAGTACTCTTACCTACGGTGGTGTTCCGCAGGCAAATTTGGCTGCTTACGGAAGCGTTTCAACCCAGTCCAGGTTTTCCAAGTCATTTGTGGAACACGGTTATGTGATGTGCCTGGTTAATATTCGCGCCGATTTGACTTACCAAGAGGGTATTCGGCGCATGTGGTCGAGAAAGACTCGCTGGGAATTTTATCTTCCCGATTTGGCTCATCTGGGTGAGCAAGCTGTCCTCGTTGGCGAATTGACTTTCAATCCCAACAATTCCGGATACAAGGATGTATTCGGTTATCAGGAACGCTGGGCTGAACTGCGGTATTTTCCTTCTATGGTAACCGCAGCCTTCCGTTCCCAATACGCTACTTCATTGGATGTGTGGCATCTCGCATTGGACTTCATAGGTGGCGCTCCTCACAGCGGCCTTCCCGTTTTGAATGGGACCTTTATGGAAGACAACCCTCCCATTTCCCGCATCATAGCGGTGGATGATGAAGGTGAATCGACCAATTTCATTGTCGATTCTTATTTCCAGAATAAACATGCTCGGCCTATGCCCGTTTACAGCAATCCCGGATTGTTGAGGTTCTAACATGCCATTTCCCTTAGCTGCTCTTATTCCTGCTGCTGCTGGCTTAGCTACCAGCGCTTTTAATGCTTTCCAGCAAACGCAGGCAAATGATACAGCCCTCAAGCTCTCTCGTACGGCCCACCAGCGCGAAGTAAACGACTTACGCGCTGCGGGTTTGAATCCTATCCTCTCCGCAGGTGGTAAAGGTGCCCCTATGGCTCCTATTACGCCTCCTCAGATGGATTTGGGTAGTTCCGCAAAGTCTGCATTCGATACGCAAATGCAGCAGGCACAATTGGATAATGTTCGTGCCAATACTGACAAAGCTGCATCAGAAGCCACGTCGGCTAAAGCTGCTGCATCTGTTGATACTCAAACTGTTCAATCCATGGTCAATCAAAGGCAAATGCAAGCTGCCGCATTGTTGCAGGCTGTCACTAAAGGTGATGTAGATACTGACAGCAATGTTCTTAAAGCGTATAAGCAATCGCTTTTGGATAACTATGATTCCGCTCACAGCGCAGCTCAGGCTGCGCGGCTGTCCTTGCCTGAATTGCAACTTAAAGCTCGTGGATGGCAATTAGGTGATTCGGCGGCCGGTGGTGTTATGAATTGGTTTAATAGCGCAAAAAGCGCAATGGATGCTGACAACTTCGCTCGTCATCCCGAGTGGAATGGTAAGTATCCGAAATAAAGTTTATATTGTATATGAAAGGAGGTGATATCTATGAGAGGACGCAAGAGGATGAGCCGTCGTGGAAGTCGGCGAAATTTCCGTCGTGGTGCACACGTCAATCGGCGCAATCGTACCCGCAACGCTTACAGGACCGGAACGCGGTTCTGACAACTTTTCCTGGTTCTCGTTTGCACCTGGCCCGCCGAAAGGCGGGCTTTTTTGTTTGGAGGAATTTATGACTTGCTATCATCCTATAACTTTAAAGAAAGGACCTAATTATGCCAGAGGGACTGGTCAAATTGTCAACTGTGGAAGATGCATTGGATGCAGACTTGAATATGCTAGACAGTGGGCAGTACGGATTCTCCATGAATCGTCTTTATATGAGAATAATTCTTTTCTTACTCTTACTTACCGAGAATCATGCCTTACGTATGGGAAAGAGAGACCGACACTTGTTCCTTCGGATCTTTCGAACTTTTGGAAGAGATTGCGTAAGAAGCTTTCTGTCCAAGGAAGAGATTTAAATGAACAACCTATCCGCTATTTTGCTTGTGGCGAATACGGCGATAAACGCAATCGCCCTCACTATCACGCCTGTCTTTTTGGACTCTATCCGCACGATGCCAAACTCTACTCGGTTAAAAACGGTAATCGTGTATACAGTTCTGATTTTCTTGATTCTGTTTGGAAGCTTGGCGACGTTCGTTTCGGCGATGTTACTTTTGAGAGTGCTTCATACGTCGCACGCTACATCATGAAAAAGCATGTTGGCAAAGATTCAGGTTATTATGAAGACGAGGGAATAGAACCCGAGTTTACAAGAATGTCACTCCGTCCAGGTATAGGAGCCGATTGGTTCTCAAAATACGCAAGCAGCGTATTTCCTAATGACCGTGTCATATCACGAGGACATCAAGCTCCGCCGCCGCGTTACTATCTACAGCTGTTGGAAAAATGGGACCCGATATATGCAGAAGCGATTAAAGCGCAGCGACAAGGAGCGTCTAAACAACGGGATACATTTCTTACAGCTAAAAGGTTAGCGGTGAAAGAGCGTGTAAAAAAATCTCGTGTAAAAGATTTGACACGGGAATTAGAATAAGCTATATTATTTACTCAACTTTTATGCGAACGGAGTTCGCATAAAACCCGTAGCACGCTGGATGCCTCCACAGCGTGCTCTATAACATGCGAGGCGAACACTGAAAGGAAATTTATGCTGTTAGCTTTCGTACTTAAGGACCTCAAGGGCTCCAACTATGGTATGCCTCGCTTCATGCGCTCCGCGCAGGATTTGCGCCGCGATTTGGCGCAACAACTCGTCCGGGACCCCGATTCTCTCGCTGCCCAGTTTCCCGGTGATTACGATATCTATTGCATCGGGGAGTGGGACGAAACTTCCGGTCAATTCAAGTCCTATCCGGACATGGAACATGTCTGTTCCATGTCCGAAATCTTCCAACTTGCCCAGGCGATTGCCAAGCAATCGCTCACGCTGAAAGGCGGTGTCAAGTGAATCCCGGCATCACCCGTCGTCAGGTCCAGCATCCCGTAGGCGGTCAGTCCGCCACGGACCAGTCTCAGGCTCCGGATGCGGATATCAACCGCATCGTCAAAACTTTCATTCGTACCGGCCTCGCGCCTCAGCGTTCCGGAGGACGCTACGAGGACGTTTCTTCGCATGACTTCATGGCCATGCGTAACTTCATCGCGGACAAGGAGGCCCTCTTCGGTGGCCTCCCAGCCCGCGTAAGGGCTCGCTTCGGTGGCGACCCCTATCAGCTTCTTCGGTTCGTCGAAGACCCCAGGAACAGGGAAGAGGCCCTAAAATTGGACCTCTTGGATGTCGCCAAGTCCGTTGTCCAACCGGCCCTTTTCGAGGATTCCGAAATCGCCGATAATGGCGAGATTCCCGATGCTTCACTCAAAGCGGATGACGAAGCTCAGCCGTCTCATAAACCGGCAAAAAATGCCGGTAAGGGAGGCAAAAAGCCGACCTAGCACCATTCCCCCCTTGATGTAATGGTGCTAGGTGACACCTCACCTAAATGAGCCCTGCCGAAAGGTGGGGCTCTGCTATATTTAAGATTACCGGTAAGTAACCGGAATAAAGGAGTCCAATAATGAAGTCAACACTCAATTTCAATTTCGCTCATGTCCCGGCTCCCCAGCTTCAAAGGTCGGTTTTCGACAGGAGTACGGGTCATAAGACCACGATGAATGCCGGATATCTCGTTCCGCTTTATGTGGATGAAATCATGCCCGGTGATACGGTAAACATGAAGGCGCAAGTCTTCGCTCGTGTCTCCACGCTGCAGACTCCGGTCATGGACAATATGTTCATGGATATGCACTGGTGGTTCTGTCCTTCTCGGCTTCTCTGGGAACACTGGGAAAATTTCATGAGCGG